GTGAACTCTAATAGTTAGCCCTTCGGAGTACGGGACTGGCGTTCAGTTACAGTTGCACACAACCCAATTATATGTAAAGGGTCTCCGTCGTATGAACACAAACACTAGGCGAAAGGAAAGATTTTATTTCAAATTTATTTGAAATAGTCAAGTACGAATAGCCAACCCACAAATTGAAAATGAATTCCCCACAACAAAACAATCTACGCAATCCATCAAAGCTTGTTAGTCTTGCAAGTGACAACATTCAAGACGAGAATCTAAAAGGATTCTTCTGCGAATTTCTCATAAAAACAGAATTCGCTTTTGATGACAGCATGGAACATTATGCGTGTCAGGATCACAATTGTAGGTTTTCTCGAGGGATGAGAGAAATGCAATTGCGAAGTTCCGTTTTCAGCAATGAACACAATTTCCACCATTGGAAAGCACTGGTATGGCAATTTGTTTCGGATTATTGTCCGGACTATCGTTATGGATCTAAATATGTGGATAATTACTTGTACATAACACCACATTTTTATATCGTTCATCAAGATTGGTTCAAGCTGTGGAACAATGTTTCGAGTTTGGATGAATGTCGTGATTTGCTCTGTAAACAAGCGCATTTATTGATGAGCGGAGATGTGGAATCAAATCCTGGCCCATATGATCAACATTTCGCCGTTATCGTGTTCTTTGACAAGGACGGCATTGAGATTAGTCGTCGCATGCATGCGAATTACAAAAATCAGGAACCAGAGAGTGAACGAATGAATGTACCAGATGAAGCAGTATCCTTCAAAATTATTGTGTGTGATGATGATTATGAGGATGATCTCACAGACGATGGTGACGTTGAGAGTAATCCGGGACCTGTAACTAATGAGCGACATTTGAGCGAAGTTGCTCTCAAGTTAAAAATTGCCGCACTAGAGAGAGCTCGTCAGCGGCAGAATGAAAAGAACAAGACATTGATACGAAAATTTAAGCAACTCAAAAAACAAAAGTTTCAGTTCCAAGGATTGGCAGAAAAAATCAATTCTCCAGTTGGGCGATCGGTAATGTATGGTTTAGCCAACATGGTCATCCCAGGGACAGGAACAGCAGCAGCTACTGCAGTTGAAGGACCAAAGTTGGTCAATCTACTGGAAAAAACGAATATTTCCATGGATCAAATGAAAGAAGCTATGGAATCTATGAAGGACCAAGTTCCAGCAGCTATATCAAAGCACATGGCTATGACTGATTTGGCAACAACAACTTTGTCAACTATCAATGACATATTGGAGCAACTGAAGGGTGGAATGTCTGAGGTATCAGACAAGTTCATTGGACTCAAAAATAAAATCACGTCCATGAATCCTGTAACACTAATCTTGAGTGTGATCATGTGTTTTGTTGTGGCATCCATGCCGACAAAATAT